AACGCAATAGATGTTGGCCGAATTACTGGCGAAAATCATGAGTCTGAAATTGCCATAGCACCAAACACAGAATTCCGTGTTGTTTCGAATCAAAACAAAGGAGGCACAACTTACATCAAGCTAGAATCAGTTGCTGGTGCAGGCTCCAAAGCACTCCCAAAAGACCTCAGCCAAGTCACGCTCGATGAGCGCAAGGCTAATTTGCCGAAATACAGGTCTCGCATAAATTTTGGAGGAAGACAACCATATGTTGCAATTTACCAGGATAATGATAAAGGAATTCAAATTGGAAAAGCAGAATATTTTATCGAGCCAGACGCGAGTGGAGATCCTGTGATGTGGGTTGAGTCTGCAAAAGTCGACGATCAATACAGAAACAAAGGTTATGGTGAAGCTCTTTATAGAGAACTTGCAAAATTAGCACAGACAGAAGGCGTGACAAGAATTGAAGGACTGGCAAACAAAGACGCAGTAAAAGTAAGAGAAAAGCTATTTGAACGAAAACCAGATCCACTCGGTTTGGACATGAACAGGATTGATATGGTCAATCCCTCCACAAAATACCTGCCAAAGTCTGAGCAAGATTTCTACTCGCGCCTACAGCGTGGCATCGCAGCAAGCCAGCAGAACACCATGTCGCCAGAGCAAGCCAAGTCACTGGCTAAGAAGTCCACAAACCAAGAGGAACTGAAGTGGTCTGGCATTGAGCAAGCTATTGACAACATAGCTGAGGAAAACAATGGCAAGGTGCCAAAGCAAGCTCTGTTGGATTATATGGCTGATGCTGGTGATGTGCAGTTTGAAGAGGTCGTGCTGCAGGAAGAAGGAAATACGCCTGAAGAAAAAGAGTTAGACTTATTATTGAACAAAGAAAGTCTAACAACTGAAGAACAAGATAGAGTTCGTGCGTTAAAGCGAGTTATTTGGGCCAATCGTGGCATAGGAGGTGCTTGGTCGTCATCGCCAAGAACTTTACAGACTGCAAAGTATGGCCCAAAAGGAATGAACAAAGTCATTCCTGGAGGTGAAAACTATCGTGAGATTGTTTTGACGATGCCGACCAAAACAGAAGATGAAATTGCTGAAAAAATACTTCAAAAGGCAGGTCTTGTTTTGGGAAAATCACGAAATAATAGATGGGCTCGTGATATAAATGGGATGCGTGTGTATCCATCTGATGCAGATGTAGATTTGATAAAAGAAGGAAGCAGAAAAGCAACTCCAGAAGAAGATGTGGCTATAAAAGCTGCAAGAAATGCAAAAGCACCTGAATCATATACCTCTTCTCACTACCAAAACATCCCAAACTATGTCGCTCACATTCGTTTGAATGAACGGAAAGACGCCGAAGGAAAAGAAGGATTGTTTATTGAGGAAATTCAATCTGACAGGGCGCAGCAATTAAGAAAAGAAAAAGAAAAATATGCAATAAAGACTTTTGGCAGGAAAGAAAAGTTTTCTGATTACACAAAAGAGCAACAGCAAGAAGCAATTAATTATGCACTGACAGTGATTCCTAATGCTCCTTTTATTCAAAATACAAGTCAATGGTCTGTCGCTTTATTTAAGCGTGCATTGCGTGATGCAGTTGCTGATGGCAAAGAATGGATTGGTTGGACAGATGGTGAAACGCAAGCGGATAGGTATGATTTAAGCACACAGGTTGATGCTATTGCTTACAAAAAAATCGGTGAAGAGTTTTCAATTTCCACAAAAGAGAAAGGTCAGCGATACCAGGTTTTAGGGAGTTTCCTGCCTGATAAGCTCGATGATGTTATAGGAAAAGAACTTGCTCAAAAAATAATCAAAGACGAAGGCGAAGATATTGATCCTGATGATACAGGACCAGAATACAAAGGAGGAGTTAAAACATTTTCAGGTATCGACCTCAAAGTCGGAGGCGAAGGAATGAAAGGATTCTACGACACCATGCTTCCGAAAGAGATCGGCAAGTATGTTGGTAAGATGGGCGGCAAAGTTGAGCAAGACAAAATAGGGACAGAATCTTCTGGTGCTGCTCCAAATTTAGAAGGATTTTCAGAAAACGACTGGGACACATTTGCTGGAGCTGTAGAATTCCCGAGCGGAGACAAGCCTCTTATTGGAGAGGTTAGATTGCACCATATCAACACAGACAAGAATTTTACAATTGTTGCGACAGGAGAAGGATTTCAACTCTTTGATGAAAATGGAGAATACTACACGCTAAGCAAAGAATTCCAAACTGCAGAGGAAGCAAAAAATTATTTGAAAGAAAATTTTGAAGACGGATGGTTTCATCAAGAACTTTCTAACAAGAATCCAGGTGAATATTTTAACGAGCCACAGCAAAAAAGCAACACAATATGGCGCATAAACATCACACCAGAAATGCGTAATTTGATCTCATCCGAAGGACAAGCAAAATTCCTGCCAAAGTCCGAGCAGCAATCAAGCCAGCCAGTGCAAGCTCCAAAAGAGCGTGGGCTTCAGTTCCTCAAATATGCCGAGGAAGAAGAAGAGCGTCCTGCACCTCTTTCCAGCCTGATGATGAATTGATGTTTTCGATGCAGGTGACTCTGTTCTTGGTTATGATTGACTCAACAGAGGACTCGCCACAGAAGGAAACAATTTTGTCGCTGATCAAGTAGGCAGAATTGTCCTCATCATTCCAAACAAGAACAATGGCTTTTCCTCCAGCGAGCATGTGATCGCGAATCCACTTTTGCTGCCCAGATCGAAATGGAATTTTTTGTCTTATATTTTTAACAAATTTCAATTCAATCCAAAATGGACCATGAATCTTGCTAACACAGTAAAGGTCTGGTGTGGAAAAATAGCCAGAAAATTCAAACGACCAGAATCTTAGTCCTTTGCTGGTGCATTTCTTGCGCACTGTTTGGCTAAGCCATTTTTCATTCCTCATATTTCAAGAAGAAGTTGTCGGGATCTTGCATGATTAAATTTGCAAGATCTTTCTTCCAACGGAATGCTGTGATGATCTTGTGATCTTGAGTTTTCCTAGCCTTGAGATCCCAAACAATGAGCTTGTGCTTCAGGCCAGTCCTGTGGGCTCGCTTTTCACATTCCTCGCGCAAGCGCAGGGAAGGATCATTGCTGTAGAAAATAACATGCTTGGCAGCAGTTAGTGTATGGCCAATGCCAGCAGATCTTGGCTGGCCAATGAAATACTTTGTTTTGTCACATTCCATGAATTTCTTCTTGGCCAATGCCCTGTCCTCTTCATTAATTCCACCATGATAACTGACTGCTGCTTTTCCGAGCGTCTTTTGAATAATTTCAAGGTCTGCACGAAATCTTGCAAATATGAGTGCTTTGCCAGGATTTGCTTCCAAGAGCATCAAAAGTGCCTTCAGGCGACTTGGCATTTCGTCTTCGAGTTGTTTGATCCCATCCAATGGCCACCATCCGCTGGAAATCTGCTGAAGACGCAAGTTTTTTACCATTGCAGAGTGCTCTTCTATGCTGTCGGAACTAGAAGCTCCAGTATCAGGTGATTCGAAATCTTCTTCGACGATTTCTAGACCCATCCCTGTGGTTTCTGCATGCGTTCCTTGTGCAGAAAAGAACGCAAGATTCTTTAAATTTAGCTCGTCGAACACTCTGCGCTCGTTTTCAGCCAAATCGAATGGCCACTCTTTGTAAATTCTGTCTGGGAGATCCAAACAATCGTCAGCCAGCACCCTGTAGCAATGGCCATCGATCCTGCGACGCAACTCGTCAAGATTCTTGTAGCCTTTGATCTCATTGAAATAGCCAATCTCGCAGAACTCTGCTTTGAAACCAGTCCACGTGTCATGTCCAATGATCCAAGGATCCAGGAATTTGAATTGGCTAAAGAGCTCGTCTGCACCCTCAGCCACTGGTGCTCCATCCAACACTCTGCGATACTTGGCCAATTTGCTGCACTTGTCAATGAGGAACTTGGTGCGCTTGGCTTGTGGATTCTTGATGCTCGCGCTCTGATCAATAACGAGCATGCATCGCCACTTTCCGAGCATCTTCATAATCATGTTCTGGGCATGTTCGCCAACAAATGCCTCGACATTGAATGCCATGATGCGGAATTTGTCTTTCTCTTCAATAAGCTTGGCGAATGCTTCTTGTTTGAATTTCGCCTTGTAATTGCCAGACCAATATTCTGCTGAATAAGGAATGCTCATGTCCTTGGGCAACTCATAGTCAATCCAGTTGCGATGAACGCCATTTGGCCAAGCCACAATGATAAGAGCATCAATCTTGTCTTGTTGGTGAAGCCAGCAGGCATTGTCAATGGTCACTTTTGTCTTTCCTGTGCCTTGCTCCATGAACAAGCCAAAGGAGTCGCGCTCTCTTGAGATGGCGAATGCCTTGCGTTGGTGATCCATCGGATCCCGTTTGTATTTGTAGTCGCTGTCGTCTGGGACAACAGCAGGATCGGATTTTGCTCTGACGATTTCCTCACCACGCTCTTCTTTGAGCAAATATTGTTTGCGAATGGACTCGGATCCACCAATCCATTCGGCATCTGGCCAGTCGTTGAGAATCCGACGAATGTTTTCGCCAGAAACTCTAACGATGGCATTTCTTCCCTGCCACTTGAAGTGACCAGGAAGCCCAGAGATCTTGGCGAAGTTTCCTCCGCCAAGACTCTCTGGGATGAGCAAAATGTGATTTTCTCTATGTGGAGAAATGATCACACCAACTCAATGTTTCCTGCTTTGATATCCCAAGCCAGATCGACACGACGACCGCCAGCAGCGATGAACTGCTCATAGGTCATTCCTTCGCTGATGAGATTCCAGCTCTTCCAGCCATTTGTGCCTTCGCGACGTGGATTTTCAGCAGATAGCTTAACGAGCGTTTTGCCAGCCAGCGAGCTAGTGCGGCCACGAGCGGATTTTTCAGTTGTCGGTGCGATTGGTGCTTCAGTCATTTTCTTGGTTTTTGTTTCTTTGCTGGTTGGACCAGCGAGTTCATTGTGTGCTTTGATCAATTCGGCAACACGCTGTTCAGCTGTCGCACGATCCCGAAATTTCAAGATGTGCTTGCTGCCAGAGTTATCATTATAGAATTTAACCAACTCAGCAGTTGTTGATGAGCTGATGTTGATGTTGATTGTGCCGATTATGCTAATTGATTTCATGTTAGTTTTTCTTTCTGTATTTTTAGTTAGTTCGAGGAACCATTCCTTGAACTACTGATACTATTCTTCGGATTCTTTAAATGGGCAACATAATTATTCAGCAAACTGAATACAACCAGTTAGCTTCTTCCATCGCTGAATGTGGATTTTCCTGAATCCACGCTTGTTTTCTCCTTTAATTAAATACCACTCTCCAATCTTGCCTTCTTCGACAATTGGCAGTCCATATTGGAGATATTTGTATTTGTTAATTGTGCAGATCATACTGCTTGTGTCGTCCTCAACAGTGATGTTCAAGAACAGTGTTTGTCCTTCCATGCGCTTTCCTCCACGCTTGGCCAAGTTCTGAATTTCATTATGGTCGCGAAGGTTCTTCTCAGACAACTTGGCAATAAAGACAAACATCCCATCGCTGTCTTGCTTGATGTCGTCAAGATTCACGATCTTGCTTTCAATGCCATATTTTGAAGGCTCGCGCTTGATATGTCCCCATAGATCTCTGGCTTCAAAAACAGAATCCCAAGGCGTTGTTCCTTCTGCAAGCAATCGCTCTTCACGAGGAGTAAACTTGGCACCAGCATCACGCTTGCGGATCATGCTTTCTGCCAACTTAGCACCAACACCCTTGATGCTGATCAATCCGCCGATAAGTTTGCCTTCCTGCACAGACCAGTTGATTTTTGAATGCTTGGCATCGTATGGCTTGTATTCATAACCTTCATTGACCAACTCGCGCAGGATCTTTACAGATTGATCATCGTCCTTGGCATTGCGCAGACAACTGGCAGCAAACTCCAGCGGGAAGTGTGCCTTCATGACGCAGCACCAGTAACTCATCAAGCCATAAGCAACAGCGTGCGAGCGATTGAATGCCCAAGAGCCCATAGTGTTAATGTTGTCCCAAATAACCTTGGCTTGAGGTTCTTCAATCTCATTATTCTTGGCACCAACCTTGAACTTCTCCCAGTATTTGTCGAAGAATTCTTTGCCGAGCGATTTGCTCATCGCTTTGCGTAGCTGGCTGACATCCTCCCAAGAAAGTCCGCCAATCTCACGAGCAATCTGCATGACCTGCTCTTGATAAACAATAACACCAAAAGTAACTTTTGTGATTCCTTCAGCCATTGGGTGCAGGTAGGTTGTTTCACTCAAGTTCATGCGACGCTTGAGGAACTCAGTTGCACCACCAGAACTTAGTGGCCCTGGACGAGCCAAGGCTGTGATGCTGACAATGTCCTCAAGGCTGCTAATTTCCATCTGCTTCGTGAGGGATTGCAGTGCGTACCCTTCGAACTGAAATACGCCACTGAATTTTCCAGCATTCAGGACATCGAATGCCTTCTGGTCAGCGAGCATGTAATTCTGCAGATCTTGGCGTGTCCATCCAGCCTGATCAAGCGTGTCTTGAATAACACTAAGCGTCCGCAAGCCAAGAGCATCAATCTTCAGCAGATTCAACTTTTCCGCATCATACTTATCCAGCATGACAGCACCAGTTTGCTGGTTCACTGCGCAATAGTTGGTAATTGGGTGTGCCGTTACAACAATTCCTGCTGCGTGCACGCCTGTGTGGCGAGCGTGTCCTTCAAGGTCTGCCGAGTAACGGAGCTCTGGGTATTTTTCAAGTGTCTTTCTGCCAATGTCGAGTTGCTCAAATGTATCAAGAATACAGAATGCTGCTCGTGAGTCACCAGTGCTTCGTTCGATGATTGAATCTTTGAGATCCTGCACCTCCCAAACTGGAATTCGCAATTGCTTGGCCACGTCGGTTATGGCGGACTTTGCTTTGAACACACTAATTGTCCCAAGGCGACTCACCCTATCATGGCCATATTTCTGGCGCATGTATTCAAAAACCATTTCACGCTTGTCATCCTGAAAATCAATGTCAATGTCGGGATAGTCTTCACGATTTATGTCAATGAATCGCTCGAAAAGCAGGTCGTACGGAATTGGGTCGATGCCTGTGATTCCGATAAGGTAGCAAACCAAGCTACCACAGGAAGAACCTCGTGCTGGGCCAACGAGCATGTGCTCGCGAGCGTAGTTGACCATGTCAGCAACAACATAAAAGTAGTCCTCGAATTTCTTTTCTTTGATCAAATCCAATTCACGCTTGAGACGCTGCTTGTAAATTTCATCCTTCAAGTCGATCTTGAGTTGCTTGGCGCCAATAACACACATTTCCTTGAGTGTTTTGTCAACAACAGGATGCACCATCTCGGCATTTGGCAGGTTGGCACAGCACATCTCAGCAATCTCAGCTGCATTGGCAATTGCCTCATCTTGATCTGGCCAAATTTCCTGCCATTCCCATATATTAAGAATGTGACCAGGAGCTGTTCTGCTGACACGATTTTCACCTATTACGATTTCGTATGCTGCTTTGTCCTGTGGTCTTGGGTAAAGATTGTCGCCAGCAGCCACAAGCTTGTATCCAAGTTTCCTGGCATTCCCAACAAAGAATTTTGGACAAAGTTGATTCAGCTCAATGCAGAAATTCTTCATTCCTGGTTTGATCAATGAAAAGTCTGGTGCTGATCCACTAAGACAAACAAGATTCCCTGTTTGAAGCAGGTCTGCAACACAATTGTAGTCAAGTCTTGGGAAGTAGTAGAATTTCTCTGTTGAAAGAGTTACCAACTCGTAAAGCTCGCGAAGGCCATCATTGTTTATGGCAAGGAATGTCATGCCGTTTGCTGGTTGCTTTTCGCGAAGTTCCATGTCTCTGACAATAGCAATTTCTGCGCCAAAAATTGGCTTTATTCCTTTTGCTTTGCAGAGCTTGCTCCAGCGGACGTGCCCCCAAGTGCCATTCTTGTCAGTGATTGCTGCTGAATTTGTCTTCTGGCAATCAAGGACGCTTTCCAGTTTTCCGTAAGCAATCCTGTGCGAGTGTTCAGTTCTGTTCCTGAGTTGTGTTAGCATGATTTGTGATATTTTTGAATTGTTGTATTCTTTCTTTATGTCTTGTCATATCGTATCTTGAGAATTCTTCAAGCAGTGCTTCTTCCTGAAAAGCACCAACTCTTAGGCCTGCCAAGATCTTTTCATTATCTGCTATCGAGGCTGCATATTCAAGACTCATCATATTGTAATTTCGCATGACAATTGATGAGAATGTTTCTCGATTAAGTTGGCTAATTACCTTGCCAGACTTTTCAGCTTTCTTGAAAACATTTTCTGAAGACAAGTTGTGAATGGAGGCTGGGTTTATTTTCTTTATGAATTTTAGAGCAGTCGGAATCCCAACTCCTCGGAAACCCGAAATATTGTCTGATGAGTCGCCAGCCATGCACTTGGCATACAAATAATGCCTAGCAGAGCAGTCGTATTTTTTCAGCACTTCAGTTGGCTCGTCATTTTTAGGATTTATAACAGAAACGCCAAAATCAACAAGCTGAACAAAGTCCTCGTCACTTGAATAAATCTTGATGTTGCTGTAGTTTTCCTTGAGAGCAAACACGCGAGCAGCAATCAAGTCGTCTGCTTCATAACCAATGACATGGAGTGTTTGAACATTGTTCAGCATGTCGCATATCCTGCGGATAACTTCCAGTTGTGGGTAGAAAAGATCAGCAGATTCACTCCTGACACGATTGGCTTTATATTCAGGATAAAGCTCCTTGCGCCATGCTGCTCGTCCACCATCCCAACAGACAAGAAACTCGTCTGGCTTGAACTTGTTGTCGAGCAGCAGCAGGGTGTTGAAGAATCCATAAATTGCACCAGTTGATTCGCCAGCAGAGTTGCGAAGCTCTGGGAGTTTATGGAAATTGCGCATGGCAATATTGTTGCCATCAATAATGATTGTATTTTTCATTGTGTTAGGATTAGTTTTTTCTTAGCTCTTGTCACAGCAGTGTAAAGCCACTTGGCTCGGAATTCTTTGTCGTCTTCGCGCATTTTGTCGTCAGCAACAATCACTCTGTCCCACTCGCTGCCTTGAGACTTGTGGCATGTGATGGCATACGCATAATCACATTCAAACAAGCCATCACGCATTGTTATGTCAAGTTTCTCAGCGTCTTTTTTGTAGTGGCTTAGGCAGTCATACTCATAAAACTCTTGGCCATTAAAGTGAACACCTTCATACTCTGCAAACAAGCCCATATTGCCTCCTTCTGAAATTCCACAATCAGAAGTCGTCCTAAACTGAACACCATTAATCCAGCATGGCATTCTGTAGTGGTCGTTTTTTAGGCAGATCATTTTTTCACCAGCAAGAGGAAGTTCACTTTTCTCAAATCCAAGCCTCTTGCGGAAAAAACGATTTATTCGCTGGCGAGAATTATTGCTGCCAGTCAAAACTTGGTCGCAATTCAGCCAGTCATCGGGAGACAATTTATCCTTCGTGCAAAGAACACAATCGCCAGATGTGAAGTCTGATATTTTGATATCACGCTCGCGTATCTGCATGCTCAAGCGAATGATTGGCGAGTCGAGTGCTTGGCGCATGACTTCTGTCAAATTGGCATCATGGTCTCGTTCTGCAAACCATGACTTTGAGTTTACAGGAGGAAGTTGGAATGGATCCCCAACCATGAGCACCTTGCAGCCGACTCTTGAGAAGTCTTCAAGCATCTTTGTGCTCACCATTGATCCCTCGTCGATAAATACAAGCTTGTTGCGGAGCTTTTCTGTGTTTTCCTTCATGCTGAAATAAACCTTCATTGCAGCAATCCTGTCTTTTTCCTGTGAAATTTCAGTGTCCAGCCTTTTGACTATTTTTACATCAGGAGCTGGATTCTCAGCAATATAGGCAACCTTGGCTGAAACAAGTTTGTCGAGCATGTCAAGATTCTTCGAGTTTGGTTTGTAAAGGATCTGATGGATGGTTTGAACGGAAATCCCAGGAAGCTTGCTGCTCAAAACACTAGCAGCCTTACCTGTGGGCGCGCAGCAGATGGGTTTGTCGCCAAGTCCATTAATAAGATGCTGAAGGAGTGTTGTCTTCCCTGTCCCAGCAAAGCCAGAAATCGTGAAGAGCCAATTTTCAGGAGTTATTGAGCGTTCTTTGAGCCACTTGCTGATGCTTGCAAGAGCCTGTTCCTGTTGTTTTGTCAGCTTCATAGTAGTTCCTCCTTCTTCATCCATCGAACGCACACTGCAAGAGCCTTCACGTCGGCAATTGCTCGGTGTGCATCCTTGAATGAGCCACCATCTGTTGCCAGCTCATAAAGGTCTGCCAATTTTAATCTGTAGCCTTTGATGTGAGTTGTAGCTTCGACTGTGCAGAATCGCTTTATTGGCCAAGGGAAGTAAAATTGCTTTCCATTCCTACGCAGATTTATCTCAAGCAATTTGCAGTCAAACTCGCAGTTGTGTGCGATGATGATTCTTTCGCCAAGAAAGAATTCCTGCAACTTTGGGATCCATGCACTGAATGGCTTTTTGTCAGCAAGATCAGCGTCTGTTATTCCTGTGATCTTGATGATCTCGTCTGACAACTTCATGCCAGGATTTGATAGGAATTCAATCTCGTCCGTTTGAACAAGTGTTTCATCGTTCAACTTCACAGCAGCGAATTCAATGATGTGGGGCTGCTTGTCGAGCAGCATTGCTTCTGGTCCTGGAAGGCCAGTGGTTTCGGTGTCAAATATGATCATGGTTTTGTCTTTCTGTCGTTTGGGTTGTATTTAGCACAGCAGTGCTTGGCTCTTTTGCCACTGCCACACTTGCATGGTGCATTTCTTTTTACTTTTTGGTCGCGCTTTGAGAAGTTGAGTTCTTCAGAATGGGTCTTCATCATTGGTTTGTCTTTTAAATCGCTCTCTGTTTCCTTTTGCTATATTTTCTGAACATTCCAGAACTTGCAAATTTCCAAATGAATAGCCAAGTTCTGAGTCGATTCTGTCTATGTGCAAATTTCCTCTGCGTGTTCCTTTGTTTCCTATGTAGTTTGTTTTGGATATGAGTATTTCAAATTCCTTGTATTTTATGGTAAATGGAATGTCTCTCTTTTTTGCTGATCCTCTAAGTTGTCTATAAGCATCTTTTATTGGATTGTTCGCTCTGTAGAGCCTGCTTCTGCACTTGTTGCAGGTCCTCCTATTGGTTTTTATTAGTTTACCTTGGGAATGGTAAACTTCTTCTGTGCGAGGATTCCTGCAACATTTAACAGAGCAGTTTCTTCCTTTGCTTTCCTTGGCAAAAATAAGCTTATATTTTCCTGTCGATTCATCAATCCCGAGACCCTGCCATTCTGTTTTTATGCTCATGAGTTAGCTCCTCAAGAATTGCAGCATAGACGCTGAGATCATGTGCAGAATCAACGTGGTCAAGATTGTTGCAGTAGCGAGCCAACTTTGTAACACAAGCTTGAACAACACCAAGCCTGTTCCAACTCTCAATATCAGAAACAAAAATGCCCTTTGGAAACAAACCTATCATGATTTGGCCATACTGTCGGTATGTTGGGCCATATGTTGCTTGTCTTTCTTTGTAGGTCTTGATGTTTTCTTCGAAGATCTCTGGAACTGTTGGGGTGCAATTGCTTTCTTTCATACTTTCTGTAATTTTGATAATTTAACGATTGCTTCTTTGAATTGATCAATGTCAATGATTCTGGCCTGGAGTTCATTGACGATTTTTACAAGCTCGTCTTCAATGCATATGCCTGTGTTTGACATAACTTGCTTTGATCTGTCGTCATAGCAAGAAATCATAAGTTGATCTTTCTCAGATGTCACAGGAATGTCAAATCCAATGTGTTTTATGCACCATTCTGAAATCGTCTTCCTGCACTCATCAACCTGCTGAGGATATGCACTGCCAACGCGAGCAGTAAAGATCTTGATGTTGTGTTTTTTAGACAGAAGTTTTAGCAAATTCACCATATGTGGAATTGGTTCACCAATGTGTCCAGTGCCACGCCAGTGATCATAATGAGCAAGCGTGCCATCAAGATCAAATCCGATCCAGAAATTTCTGCTCATTTCACTCTCCTTTTGATTGTGTCAAAGGTTTTGAGAGCACTGAATCGCTCATCCTTGGTGATCTTTCCTTCCGCAAGAAGCTGCTCAATGAATTCTTCGAGTTTCCGCACTTGCTTTGATACGTCTGGATACAAGAACAATTCAGCCCAAGGATGAACTTCAACAACTGCATCAGCCATGGCCTGCATAACTGAGCGATATTCGCCTTGTGTGCGACCGCCAGTGCGACTCTTTGCCATTTCAGACAGCGTCCGCAGACTAAACTGAGCAATGATATTGGTGCAGATGTTTGTCGGAAGAACACCACGTGCGTCTTCAACCTCGGCACCCATCTCGACCAGAGCTTGATAGGCTGCATTGATATCAGCCATGCACTTGTCGTAAATGTGCTGCCGTGCAGGATCTGATTCGATGGTTGGCCCAGTGACATACTTGAATCGCTCCATGTTCAGCATACGCATGGTTTGCTGCGCGTAGGAGCCTGTTCTAGTGCGCACGAACTGGTGGGTAAAGGCTCGGGACACATCCAAGATTTCAAATGTGTAATTCACAAATTCCCAGGAAGAGGGAATTGTTGCTGCCATGTAGATGAGTTCCTGGGCTTGCTCGTATTCATCCATTGCTTGGATTTTTTCACGAGTGTCTTTGCCTTGTGTTAGGCGAGTGGATTTTGTGTAGATTAATTTTTCTACAGCGTCTTGAGTATAATCGATTAAATTGACTTTCATAATTTTAGTAGGTTGTTAAGCGTCTTTCGTAGTTGCAGCCATTGGTGATCATTTTTTCGATGTGCTTGATGTCATCGACAAGATTGTCGAGCAACAAGGATCGCCAAGTGGCAAATCGGCCAAGCGAATAAATGTTCCACTTGTCTGTGAGGTGGAGAATGAATCTCCTGCGAAGTCCTTCATCAATCGGAGAAATCTTGCCAAATGGCTGGTGATTGACTGTGGCATCTTCGATTTGGATGTGAACATGATTGCTGTTCAATCCATGACCAGTAATAATTTCCATGGCCTCCTGGCAAACATTGCCAAGGCCAAGATTTGATGGGTCTCTGGTGAATTCAAGGATCAGCAAATCTTTTTGAAGAGTTGCGCGATACCATGAATCATCACAGACGCTGTATATTGTTTGATACACGTGGCATGATGGAGTTATAACTTTGCACCTGACAGTCCAAATTGGCTCAAAGGAGAATTTTGGAACGCCATCCCAACCAACCATCTTCATCATTACTGGCATTGGCATGGTTGAAATAACTGGACAGTCCTGTCTTGGCCTGTCGCAAGATACTCCGAATTCAATTTTGAGATTCTTAGCCATCTGTGTAACAAAATCATTCGGCGCAATATAGCGTGTTTCAGATTCAAGGTTCTTGATGCTGCGGGAATAGATGTGGCCATTAGTGACTCGGTAGGAATACAAATTGGCCTGCGCTAAGTTAACTAATGAGCAAATGCGTTCGCCGTCCCAGAATGCCTTGTCGACTTTAACCTTGTCGAATGGAATTCCAGTTGCATCGCTAACTGCTGTGCTACGGAAACGCAATACTGCTGTGTGATTTTCTGGAAGGAACTGCTTCCGCTCCATAATTGTGACTTGGTGCCGACGCAGCATATTGCCAGCGAGCAATCCTGCCATTCCAGCACCAATGATACTGATCTGATTGGTTCTTTGTTGCATAAAATTTCTTTCTGAATTTTTGAATGGTCGCTGGCTGGCCATGTAAGACCAGCCAGCGAGTTCAATCACATTGGGGACTCTTCGGAGTCGATGGCGACCTCGGAGGTGTCTTCGCTCTGCTGGACTTTGACAGCACCAGCTGCAATCTGCTTGCGGAACTCACGCGCAGCCAAGTAGAGCTGCTCGCCGTCTGGCAACTCAACAGTGGATTTGTCTGGTGTGATGTGCCATCCGAACCAGCTACCTTGCTCGTTGCGCTCTGGCTCAGTGGAGAGCTTGTAGGTTCGGTAGAACATGGCTGGGTTGATCGTTCCACTGCCACTCGGATGTTGAATGCGCAGCTGATTGATCATGGTGTTCCAGCGTCGGCTCTTCTTAAGCTGTGTGCCAGACATTCCGAGCACATACGGAGTGTGCGAGCCAGTGGTCGCATCCACAACAAACACGAAGTATTCCGCATTGATTGTGATCTGGTTGCCATTGGGCAGGATCGCACGTCCACGATCGTCCTTCTTGGTCTGGTCGATGATGGCGCCATCAGCACCATGGTCGGCAACAATTCCGCCACCTTTCTCACGTGTGCGCCATTCGATGTGGGAGCGACGATAGGAGATTGGGATGACGAGGACGCCATGCTCTCCGCTGAACACTTGCTCAGACACAGGATCGCAGATCATGCCTGCTTCGGCACCTTTGATGTAGCCTTGCTCAGTTTTCTTGACCTGAGGAGACAAATCCTGAAGGATGCGGATGCGCGGGATTGCGTAGTCGTTGCGATCCATGTTTTCCTGTCCGACGCCAGCATCTTCAGCGAACATGGAGTTGATTGGTGCTGCTGTTGCCAGTGTTTGCTGGACAGGCACGAGTTGCTTTTCTGCAGTTTTAGTTTTTTGCACTTTTGGCATATTACACTTTCTAGTTTTTGGACGTATCGCCCAGTGGTTTTTGCAAGGTCTGATCTGACACTTTGGTCAGAATCCCTTCTTGCTTTTTGGTTGCTTCACTTCGGCTTTTGAGCCAGAGTAAATTTTAAAAATATCATGATCAATGTCAGCACCAGAAGCCATACGCTCCTTGATCCATGCATTGAGCGACATTGGGTTTACGCCACGAGTTACTGATGGATCAATGCCAAGGTCGCGCAGTGCTTCAACAGCAGCACTAGCCAGCTCATTGCTATCCTTGCCGAGCTCGGCAGATACAAGGTTCTTGATGAGTGCTCCTGCACCACTCTTGCTGAGGAAAATCAATCCTTGCTCGAATCGCTCGCGCAGTTCTGCTCGTTTTTCTGGATCGGTTTCTTTCTGAATGGCAGACTCAGTTGGCAAGCCACCTTTAATGATTGGTTTGACGACGACTGTTTCGCCAGTGCTCAAGGTGAATGTCTTCAGGCCAATTTGATCCATCAATCCTGGCAGGTCTGCTGATTGGATTCGATCATACTCGTCGTCGAGCTTTGAGATCTGCTCATACAGGCTCGTCTTGGCATTGTCGATCTGAATAAGACGACTGGCCAATGCGCTAACTTGCACAAGCTCTCCAGAGCTTGGCTGTTGGTTTTCCGCTGAGTCTTCAGCGAAGTCTACAATTTGTTTGCTCATTTTTGTCTTTCTGTTTGTTGCTGCTTTTAACGAGAAATGCTCGTCACATCCAGTTCAACTGGGAAATAAAATCCATTGTCATTACTCATGCCAGTGGCTGATTTGCCACGTGACCAGTAGAGGTATCTGATCTTGGTGCGTCCAGTGGCAACAAGTGTCATAATGGTCATCCACAGACAAGCTGGGTCGCCAAAATTGGCCCACAGCAGGAAGTCCTTCTCACAATTGAAATCGGCCAGCCTGCTGATGATCTTCTTGCGTGCTGCAGTTGGATCGGCATACGCACGATCACCAGCATCGAAAACTGTTGCAAGCTTGCCATACTTTGTGGCAGGTTCAAAATTAGGAGTCCATCCATTTTCCTTTGGTCTAGGTTGCTGGATGATGTATACGGTTGATTGATCTATTTCGGTCATGTATGTTTTTTCTTTCTGTGTGTTTGGGGTTGTGCACGGATGATGCTCGACTTTTTCTTTCTCGGCAACAATAAATTTTTTTATTTTTTTCGTCTTGCTCTGCGCGAAACTAAAGATCGATGATACCGATCCTGGTATTCATAAATACAAAAAGATATGACAAAACAAAGATCAACAATAAGAGATAAATTAAAAACGCAAAACATTGCCAAGACATCCAAAGGTGTGCCGCTGGATGTTGTGTATGAAACGCTGATTGGCAAACTCGAACTTTCGCAAGATAACCTGCAGACACTGTTGTCGCGTGGTTTTGCCAAGAATGAGATTGAAATTTTACAATACAAAACTTTCCCAACACGGCGCAGAGAACTCATCGATAAAGTTGTCAATGAAATTGGGCGCGACACACTGATTGCTTCCGAGGTGCCTGGATTTTACATCAATCAGTCTGGAGAAATTGATCTTGCTGGTCGCAGTGGAATTGCCATCCCATTGCGGAATCAAGATGGGAAAATCCATGGCATTAAAATTCGCGTCGACAATCCATCAACACCAGCTTCGAAGTATCTTTTATTGAGCAGCAATCCTTCACCAAACAAAAAGACAGGCGAAGTTAAGTATGTTAATGGCACAGGAGCCAAGGCACAAATTCACTGGCCACTGGCTCGTCCGAAGGTCATTCAAACTCTGCGCATCACTGAAGGTGAATTCAAAGCGGACATCGCCACATCGATGACCGACACCTACACGATCAGTCTTCCTGGGATTTCAGTTTGGCGTCAAGCCATTGATGCCATCAAGCTCGTCAAGCCACAGCGTGTGTTGTTGTCGTTTGATGCTGACAAGGGCAAAGGCACAAACATCGCCTACGACAAAAATGCTGGCTCTGGGGAGTATTTAGAGGACGAGCCTATCACCAAGGAAGAATACATCGTAGGAAAGGCTGTTAGCTCACTCTATTTGTCCCTCCGCTCAGAGCTCGCCAACCTTGGAGTAAAAGAAATCTGCATCGAGGACTGGCCAGACGATGTCGGAAAGGGCATTGATGATGTTTTGCTGAATGGCGCCACAGACAAAATCAGAATCTTGTCAGGGGAAGAGGCAGATGCTTTTGCTCACTCAATGCTGGCTGACGACTTGCCAGATGGTTGGGTGTATGTGATCGGAGTGAAGCGATTTTATCATGCCCAGACGCTGCTCGAACTCGACAAGGAGCAGTATTCCGACCGCTACGCACATAGCGAAAAAGGAAGTCCATCAGGGAACGCACTGCGCAATCCTGCACTGCCAAAGGTTGATCTTCCAATCTACATGCCAAACAGAGAGATCGTCTACGAAGAGCAAAACAAGCGATTCTTCAACACTTGGCGACCAGGAAATTTGTTGCCAATGGAAGGCTATGTTCAGCCATTCCTTGATCATTGTGAGTATGTTCTGCCAGACAAATATGAGCGTGATATTTTCCTGGACTGGCTAGCCTTCAATGTTCAAAATCATGGAGTCAAAATCCTATGGGCAGTATTGCTCAAAGGCGAGCCAGGAACTGGCAAGAGCTATTTTGGTGCATTGATGCGGTGGATGCTTGGGGACAACAATGTGAGTTTCCCAACCAATGAAATGATCCATGAAATTTACACAGCATGGGTGAAGAGTTGCCAGATGATCATCATCGAGGAAATTATGGCTCGTGGTCGCATGGAGCTTATGAACAAGCTCAAGCCAATGATTACTCAACCGACGACTATTGTGCGCGAAATGCACAAGCCAGCATATGAGCAACCGAATGTTTTCAACATTCTTATGTTCAGCAACCACGATGATGCTTTGCTCATTGACAAGGAAGACCGACGCTATTGTGTGCTCTTTTCGCCAGCAAAGCCCAAGGAGCACACTTACTATGCAGACCTGTGGGATTGGACCAAAACAAGTCTTCCTGCGATCCTGCATTGGTTTAAACAAAGGGATCTGAGCAACTTCAAGAATCTTGCACACGCACCGATGACAAAAGGAAAAACAGAGATCATTAGCGAGGGCATGACGGATGTTCAAGCTTGGGTGATTGAAGGCATTGCTGAAGGATCTTGGCCATTTGTTGGGGATCTTGTCGGCATCAACCATCTTGTTGATTGTGCTCCGAAGAATCTACGCTTTGTCAGTCGGCAAAATATTGCCAAGGCACTCAAGACAAATGGTGCAATAAAAATCGAATCTCCAATTCTGCTGAGCTCTGGGTCTCAGGTGAGACTTTGGTCAATTCGCCGCCACGAAATGTGGGCATCAGCAGAGCGTGAAACATTGGCTGCAGAATATGAAAGATGGTCATCAGCAAACGAACCAGGAGGCAATCCACTGCTTGAGGCAAGACCGATGTAAAAAATAGTTGTTGCCGAAATTCGATAAATCAGAAATACTCTGCTCACCATCGGAATGGTTCTGGTGGTAACAAAAATACAAAAAGATAAAAATATGAAAACATTCAACTACCTCGCAAAAAATAAAATCACAGGTCTTTATTTTGATGGCGATTCATTCAAAGCAGACCGAGCAAATGCTAAAATCATCGATGTTAACAAAGCATTTTTTAAGTTGGTCTGGAATTACAATGACAATCTGGAACTCATAGATCTGGAAAACTAAAAGGCAACCAGAAAGATAAAAATATGAATCGTTACGCTGCAATCCTCCAAATCTGCGACGCTGTCGTAGAATCAATCAAAGCTGCTGGGCCAATGGGTGCTCCCTCAGGAGTCATCTATGCATCGCTGATGCAATTTGGCTGCAACTTGTCACAATATGAATCTTTGATCGGAATCCTCGTCAAGGCTGGCAAAATCCGCCAGCAAGGTGATCTCCTCTTCGCAATCTGAACAATGTTCCTCCCAGAACACCAACCACAACCAGAAAGATAAAAATGAATATAACAGCTCCACTAATTCACAGCAATGGCTCTTCAGCAAAAACACTCTTTGCTGAATACCAAGAAGCATACGATGCTGTGCGTGATGCCATATCAAAATTCGCCATGATTGAATTTCACAGTCGTGACTACTATGTGCAAGACGCAGGTGCTTGGACGAAAGCACTTGATCATCGCACTGAGCAGCGTCAAGCATTGGGCAAGGTCGAAGACTACTTGTTCGAGCATTTAATTGCAATTCAAAACCAAGAAAAATGAACATCAAGACAGCACAGGATAAAATGGACAACTTGGAAACGCTATGGCTTTGTGCCAAGGAGCAAGGCCATTCGTTGGGGATCATGCTTGATGAGGATGGTTATTACATCATTGGCCAGCGCATGTTTGCTGAATACAAGGATGCGCTCAAATACATCGTCAATGAACTATGAAGTTGATGATCTTTTCAATGTTCTTGCTCTCAGGCTGCACAAGCATGAGCGTGCAGTTTACCAAGGAGGAGCGAATCTTCCAGTGCAAAGGAGAATGTGTAAAGGGTCTCCAAGCTCAGAACGATGTTCTTGAGCAACAAGTCTATGCCTCAATCCTTCAGAGCATGCTCAAATGAGCAAGAAGATTCCCTGCAAGAATTGCAACAAGTCATCCGCAGTGGCCAAGAAGCGCATGCGCGAAATCGAACGCAAGGAGCTCGCACTCCTCAAAGCAAGAATCAAGAAGCGCAACTATTGAAATGAACTACGATTGTCAAGCATGTGGAGCGTGTTGTGCGTTCAAGTGGTCTTGGCCACTTTTGCGCAAGGACAGGCGTGATGCTGACAATATCCCTGAGCACATGAAGCATGCCAGCCTTCCGCTGATGCGCACAGTGGACGGGAGGTGTGTGGCATTGTGCGGGGATGTGGGTAAGGCGTGTTCATGCACTGTTTACCTAGTCAGGCCACAAGCTTGCCGATCGTTTGTCCCAGGATCCGACCTATGCCTCGAAGCAAGAGCAAAGTTCAAATTGTAAGGAATTGCCGACATAGTGCAGAGTTTGAGCAATATGTGCTCAGTCGTGATCTGGCAGAAGAACCAATGCTGATAGCAAGACACCTCATGCAGGGACACATGTCTGTTGATGGTGAAGATATGCGCAGAACAACAAGAAGAGTGGAAACAATACGCAGAACAAACAGGAAACCAAAATATGGAAATTAAATATTATTCAGAACGCAATCCAGGTGATGGTGAGTGGGGAGTGGTCGGGACATTCCTCAACTTCCAAATCCGCGAAGAAGATGTCAGCGACGACGAGTGCTACCAGACTTCATGGTCTGTAAAAATACTTGGTGAATGGGTTGAGGTAAACACATTCAACACAGGAAAGGTATTTTACTCCGAGGAAGCCATTGAGCGCATCGTCAGGCATCTCACGAAATCACTGAACAATGAGCGACAATCAAAAATTGAATTGCTCAATCTTATCAAAGAAAGATGGGAGTATGACAATGACAAGGTGCCAGACACAGCAACAGATTAATGAGCTTTATGCTCAAGGCAAGATTAGCCGTGAGGAGTGGAGCCAGAGGTTTGATGAATTGTCCAGCAGCCAATGGAATGCTGCTGGGCCAGTGAAACTAAAAAAAGAAAGGAAAAAAGAAAATGAGCCAGTTCACGATGACAGGTGAGTTACCAAAGCACAAATATGTGCTTGTTGATAGGGAATTTGTCGAGTGCCAAGTTGACAAAAAGGATTCACGCTTCATGCCAGCGGTCTGGTATGGGCTTGTGTGCATTCCTGGCAGAGCTTGGGGATGCACAGTGATGTTGGAAAGTGGTGCTGTTTATCGCAACCTGCCTCCGCATGCTTTGGCCTTCAACTACGACCCAGAAGCTGTCGACTGGTCAATCGAATTGGCACAACTGTGGGACTGTTACAGCGAACGCTTCACAACGCTTGAATACAAGTTCCTCAAGAGCCAGATGTGCGAGGCTTTGATTGGCGAACAGAGGTTGAGAGGTTGGTATTTGTTCAGTGCGTCGCAAATTGGTGACGGATGGACAGAAGAGCCAAGCCAGAACAAAGAATTCATGTTCATTGAGCTGGAGTGTGGCAGATTGACCATTCAGCCGACAAACAAAGTTCTGTTCATGGACAAGTCATTTTGCAGCAGTGATGGCAATGTGCCAAAGTTGGTCCTGCAAGAAACAATTTACTCATGCGAGGGATTTGAACAATGAGTGCCAAAGAAATCAATTGTGGCACATGTCTGCCACCAGAAGCTTACATGCGTCTGTGGTCATCAGCATCACAACACCAGCAACCAAAATTCAAAAGTTCCATATTCCCAATAAAAAATGAAGTGCTCCGAATGCCAACAAAAAACAAAAGTCGTGGACAGTCGTCAGTTGACCAGCAAAACTGGTCAGCCATTTACTTGGCGCAGGTTGAAGTGTGAGAATGAACACATAAGCTACAGCCATGAAGTGCACGAAAAGATTTCTCCAATCCATGAGAAGGTTCGCTACATAATTCGTTGTGGAGAGTTGAAAGGATCAGGCACTGCCAAGAAGAAAGTCAGAAAGGAAAGAGCTGCACAATTTGAAGAAATTGTTGTGATGAAGGCTGGGATAAATATAAAAAAGAGCAGCCCAGAGTGGTTGAAGAAGATAGCTTTGCAACTTGAGTGAAAAATAGTTGTTGCCGAACTGATCAAAATCAGAGAGAGTAGTTTCGCAGTCGGAATGGTTCCGACTGCGAAACAAAAATACAGAAAGATAAAAATTATGAAAGACAAAGCCACCCACTACGGAACATGCCAACTCTGCGGATCATTTCAAAAGCTCCCAGGAGGAGTTCTTGCCTCGCACGGATACAACATCAGCTGGGGATCGTTTGTTGGCACGTGCCACGGATCTGGTCGTGCTCCATTTGAGCAGTCAAAAGCATATGTTGAAGCTGAGATCGCCAATGGCAAAAGAATCCTTGCCAACTTGGCACCTGTTGAGAATCCTGGTTACATGGTTGTTTCCCGCATGCCTCAGTTCCTGTCCGACGAGGACAAGGCCAAGAAGGTTGAGTGGTCAAAATACTGCAACACAAAAAACAGCTGGGAGCGATTCATCGCCTACCAAGTGCCACGCTGCGCAGCATGGGCACCCAAGGAGCTGACACCAGTGGTTGAGGAGGATGCTCGTCGTGATGCTTCAAAGAAGTCAGTAAAAGGCATCCGCGAGTTGGCTCGCATGCGTGACCTGACCAAGCGCGAGTTGATCAAGGCTGTTGAGCAAATTGAGAAGGCTGTGTCCTGCTGGCCAGAGCTCTCCTATCCCACCACTGCCAATGCGCACAAGTATGCCAACCTCGCTCGTTCGGCTGGCGAAGTTGAGTTGGCCGACAACGTGACCAGCAAGCTCGCAGCCTTCAAAGCTGCCAAGGCTAGCTACGACGCTGCCAAGCACTGGTGTGCCCCTTGTCGCTAGCAGCCTTTAAAATCGTTTTTATTCACTGGCTGTGGGGTTCTATCCCCCATGGCCTTTTGGGGCTGAAAATAATTTGAACAATTTTATTGCCGAACTGATCAAAATCAGAAATAATGCTCCCACTGTCGGAATGACTCCGACGGTAACAAAAATTCAAAAAGATAAAAAGATGAGCAAAATTAAATCCAGCGACAAACAAAAACCAGAAGCCTACCTCCGATTCACGCCAGACACGGAAAGGCACAACGAGAACAACGACTGCACAGTCATAGCACTGGCTGCGGTGACTGGTGTCACGTATGATGAGGCACATGCTGCCTGTCGTGCACAAGGACGGAAGAATGGGAAAGGTTTGTTGCGCTCGAGCATGCATCAAGCACTTCGCAGTCTTGGGTTCGAAACTTTGGTCGTGAAGAGGGCAGAAATCATCGCCAAGTATCCTGGCAACCACAAGAATCTTGGTTCTGTCACAACTCACCACCCAGCTCGCTTCAAGTCTGTTTGGCGCGATGGCAACAACTACCTTCTGCACCAGAAAGGGCACGTGAGTGCGTGCGTCAATGGCGAGCTTCAGGACTGGGCTGTTGGCCGCATGAAGCGTGTGCAGCTTGTTTGTAAGGTGCAGAAAATCGGAGGAGGAACACCGATGATTCCTCAAAATCAGGCACAGAGTTATTTGGCCAAAGTCACGCGGATGGCAAATGCCTAAAAATAGTTATTGCCCAACTGACCATAATCAGCAAAACTACGCTCGCTGTCGGAATGGTTCCGACAGCGAACAACCAGAAAGATAAAAAGATGACCACAATAATTACCATCGAAAACTACTCCCGCCAGCACTTCGCAAAGTTCTTCAAGAAGCTGGCTCGCAAATGCACACGTTTGAGCATTGAGCATGCTCCGACCTACACGATCCTTGAGAACACTGTCCGTGAAGCTGACAAGATGCACATGGTTAAGGTTGAAGGCGACATTCACAGCCACAAGTATCAAGTCACTGTTGTTGATGTTGAGGTGACAGTGCCTGAGCCAGTGCGTGTGGCTGGTCAGTGGGAGTGCTTTGCTGTGCTTGAGCGCAATGACAATGGCACGCTGGAAGCCATGACCACTGGTCATAAGAACCAGCAGGATGCCAAGGCATTCATCGCCAGCGGCAATATGTGCTGCGGCCACTGCAACACCAAGCGTGTGCGCAACACAACGCTGCTCTTCCGCAGCGAGGACACAGGTGTGCTGATGCAAGTCGGCAAAGAGTGCGCCAAAGAATATGGCAGCGACGCTGCTCTGCTCATGGCTCAGTTTGAGTTCATCAGCGTCATCACCAGCATCCATGACGATGGCGAAGGTGACGAGGGATTCTGGCATGGTGGTGGCGAACTCCGCATGAACAGGGTGCTGGACATGAATGAGGTGCTGGAAGTGCTGGCTGTTGACCAGATCAAACTCGCTCGCTCATTTGTCAAGACCTACACTTGGGACGAGGTTTACCAAGTCAATGTGCGCAACACAAACTGCACCAAGAACGCCATCAAGCGCATGATGAACGATTGGTGCTCGCTGGACGAAAAGCCATGCTCCGAGGCACGTGCCAAGCTCGACGAGGCTGTCAAGTATTTCACCTCCCTGCCGACCGAGGAGCTTGAGGCCAGCGAATACATTGCCGACTTGGCTGCTGCACTCGGCAATGACTACATTTCTGAGCGCAAGTTGGGGCTGGTTGTTTCGATGGTCAAAGCCTACAACACTGCAATGATCAAGAAAGAGGCAGTGGTGCCTACGACTCCTGCTCCTGCTGGCAAGACGATCGTCAAAGGACGCATCGCCAGCACCAAGGAGGTGACCAGTGACTGGGGCACAACTTGGAAGATGCTCGTTGTGCTTGTTGATGGCAACAAAGTGTGGTGCTCGATTCCTGAAGGTGTCACAGGTGACACTGGTGAGGAAGTCACCTTCAAGGCTACCTTTGAGCGCAGCAGCAAGGATGCGCACTTTTCCTTTGGCTCCCGCCCATCCCTCAAGATCAACAAGAAGGATCTCAAAACTCTTCCATCAATTATCTGATTGACCAGAGAACAAATTTCCGCCACGCTCGTTCTATCCGAGCGTGGCTCGGACAAACAACAGAAAGACAAAAATACAAATGAACACAATAATCGAAACCTTCACGAGTGTGCCAGCCATGGTCACACTACAACACTCCATCGAGGCCATCAAGATCTTTGGTCCACTGGCTCTGGTGGTAATCGCAACTCACATCCTGACAAAAACCAAATGAACATCTTCGTCCTTGATTCATCCCCATTCAAGAGTGCCGAGGCACATTGCGATCGCCATGTGGTCAAGATGACTCTTGAAACAGCCCAGATATTGTGCTCTGCAGCCCATCTGAATGGGGGCAAAGATCTGGCATACAAACCTACCCATCTTCACCATCCATGCGTGAAATGGGCTGCAGCGTCGCGGGACAACTATGCTTGGCTCATTGGGCTGGGCAATGGCTTGGCCAATGAATATTATCGTCGCTATGGTAAGATTCATAAGAGTGCGGACGTGATCCGTGGTTGTGTTGGCTATTACACAATGCTGCCTGCTGGTGGTCGGACTGAGCACGTGCAGTGCATGCCTGAAGAGTATCAGGTGGCTGGCGATCCTGTTCAGGCTTACAGGAACTACTACCTTGGCACCAAGATGAGCTTTGCTCGGTGGAAAAATGTTGATGAGACTCCTGCTTGGGCGAAGGAGGAAACAAAATGAAAATTGAAATAATTAAAAGCACTGACAATAACCCAGTAGCAGAGTTTTTCTCATCGTCCAGCACACCAGAGACGGATAAAATAGAAAAGTATGATGGTTTCAAAATGAAAGAATCAGTAACTACTTGTGGAGATGAATCAAGTGCAGTTTACATCAAGATCTTCACTGCTCGCCAACTTGAAAGAAATCGCGACAAGTGGGCCAAGTTATGCGGACAATACAAACTGGAACGCGACAAGGCGAGGACAATCGCGCAGGAAGCAATAACTGGTTTATACAATCTTGGCGATTATGATTTGGCAAATCGACTTTTAAGCAATTTGGAGGAAACAAAATGAGCGACGAACTGAGAAGATTTGAGCGTTGGTATCCGAATGCTGTGCCTTACACAACGCCCAGTCAGGCTGACAGGATATTTGAGGAGCGCATGGAGCGTGAGATTGAACGCAACAGAGCCCAGGAGGCCAAGGCAAAGGAGGCGCAAGATGGAAAACAAGTGTGAGGTGCCACCTCAGCCAACTGCAGTCATAGGTGAACTGGTGGCTAGGAGCCATGCTGCACTCGTCGAAGACCTCGAGGTGGGGGAAGCTCCTGCTCTGTATGTCAACAAGGCATTTGCGCGTGCCGTACTGCGCGAGATGAAAATGGATCACGGAGCGAGCGTGTCGGAAGAGCAAATGGATAATCCTAAACATTTTAGCGTCTGTGGGTTGTTTGTTTTTGTGAATGATGCGATGTTTCCGAGTGATGAAAATCATCAGAATCACTACGCTGCTGTGTTTAGGAGGTGCTTGTAAGTTGTTGAAATTCGAATGTGCTTCGTTGGAAATTCGTTTCTCCGAAATGTGCGTAAGTTGTTATAGGTGTGGTGTTAGTAGAATGAACACTTCGGACTTCGGAGGCTCTTTATTTTTTATAAATAAATAAATATTATTAATAAAGGGATAGGCAAAAAGGAAACTATGGGAGCGGGAGAATCTCGGCTAGAAAGAAAGGTGGGGTTCTCCGAAGTCCGAAATATATTTCGGAATCACTTGTGGTTGTTGTGGTTTCGTACGAATGGAGCTGAAATGCTCCGAAATAAATGTGTCAATATGTGTGGAAGTAAATGAAAGGAAATAATATGAATTGGTCAGAATATGCGTTGGATATTGCTTTTACTGTGTCAACTAACAGCAAAGACCCATGGTGGAAGGTCGGTGCATGCCTGTTAAGACATGATAATACCGTGGCTGCTGTTGGCTATAATGGATACCCTGCTGGGATGGTTGAGGATTGGTCAGATAGGGATCGTCGGAGATTGTTCGTTGTTCATGCGGAGCAAAATGCTCTGCGCTATGTCAGGCCAGGAGAGTGCTCGTTGTTGGCTGTGACGCTGCTGCCATGCAATGATTGCTTGAAGATGGTGGCCAGCTATGGCATCAAGAAGATCGTCTACGCTGAGGACTACGATCGTGATTTGAGCAGTCTTGAACTGGCGGAACACTTTGGCATAGAGCTTGAAAAAATCAACTTGACTTGATCATTTTGTTGGCGGAGTTTGTCCTTGAAAGCAAAAACCAAGACAAATAATGCCAGCTCTCAAGAACATCGTGCATGAGCGATTCGCTCGATATGTCGCCAAAGGCATGTCGTTGCGCAATGCTGCTCTCAAGGCGGATCCTGAATACAAAGGCAAAGCTCCGCACATGCTCGCCAATCAGCTGCGCAAGCGACCAGACGTGGATGCGCGAATCACAGAACTCGTCGATGAGGACTGCAAGAAGCTTGACCTAGGGAAGGACGATGTTCTGCGCATGTTGGCCCAGATGGTCCAGATGTCGCCAAGCGAGGCTTCATTGGACAGCAACCTATGCGACATCCGTTATGTCGGCAAGGATGCCATGCCTGTGGCAACGACACCTGATCGCTTGCGCACGCTTGAGAGACTTGCCAAGATGCAAGGTTGGGACAAGGAAAACATTGCGATCAGTGCCAGCCAAGATGTGCTGGATATGCTGGAGGAATTTCGCGATTGAACGAAAATGACAAGTATTCTGTCAAGCGTAAGGTCAATCCTCGCCTAGGACCAAGACCATCCGTCAAGAGCAGATGTGTGGTGCGTGACAAGCTCCATCCTGCCAAGAAAATTGCTCAAGGACATGGCGAAGACTTTCATCGCGAGCAAGCCTACAAGATCAGACAATTGCTCACTGAGAGCAAAAACATCTTCGAACCCACGAAGCACATCCTGCGTCACTGCACTGCCAAGCAGCCAGGAAAATCCATTAAGATCAGCAAGGTGGATTGTGAGACGACAATCTGGCGATATGCTCAGTTCCTCATCAGCAAGCGATACTTCATCTCTGCTGCCATCCTGCTTTGGGGGCCAGAGCTGTTCACTCCTGAGCCACAATGCACAAAGCTGGTGTGGAAAGCTCTGACTAACCATAACAAAAATCTGATTCAAGGTGGTGGCTCGCTGAGCAAGTCCTACTCTGGTGCTGTTTATTTTGCGCTCGATTGGTTGGACGATCCAGCATGGACGTGTCTCAAGGTGATGTCAGTGACTGGCGAGCATGCCAAGCGCAACATCTTTGCCAACATCAAGAACCTGCTCCAATCGACAATTGTGCCACTGCCAGGAGTTATCATCAAGAGTGAGAGCATTCAAATTAATGACGATGACAAGCAAGGCATACACTTGGTTACGATTCCCATGGGCGACGATGGCAAGGGTCGTTTGCGTGGCTTCCATCCTGTGCCGAGGACAGGCGACGAACACAAGAACTTTGGTCGCCTGAGCAGGATTGGCGTGCTGTTGGATGAAGCTGAGGAAATTCCTGGCGGTGTTTGGGAGGACATCAACAACATCCTATTGACGGAAACTCAGGACAATAGTCGTGTAAAGATCTTTGCTGCCACTAACCCAAAGGATCGCAATAGCAAGTTTGGCGAGTATGCTGAGCCCAAGGATGGTTGGGCATCGCTGGACATTGACAGCTCGGAGTCATGGGACTCATCGCGTGGCTGGCGAGTGACGCGACTCGATGGTGCCAAGTGCGAGAATGTTGCCCAAAGGAAACTGATCTATGAAGGTCTTCAGACAATTGAAGGATTTGAGAACCTGCTCAAGCTGGGCGAAAACAATCCAGAATACTTCACGATGGGCAGGGGTTGGTTCCCAGAGGCATCAGCTCAAGTCGTCATCATCAATGAGCAGCTGTTTGCCAAGGCCAAAGGATCATATACATTCAGTGGTCCGACAGTTACGGCAGCAGGTGTTGACATGGCATTTGATGGCAATGATAGCGTCATCTACACGCTCTTGCGTCATGGCTCTGCGATTGGCTGGACAGATACGCGTGGTGAGTTCCACAAGTTCAAGGACGAGCGAAGAGTGATCCAAATCGAGCAGCAGTTCTTGCTTGAGAAGCGTGACACCATTGAGCAGTCCAAAGCGATCATGAAGCTGAGCAACGAATTGTTCGTCAAGCCACGATGGCTGTCCACTGATCGCACAGGCAATGGCACTGGCGTTCATGACGCACTTTGCTCGATGTTTGGGCCAGATGTGTTTGGCATTATGTTCGGTTGGGCAGCAACTGACACACGCATCCTTGATGATGACTCAAATGTTTGCTCCGAGGTTTACCACGACATCATCACTGAGATGGCATTTTCTGTCCGCAGGTTTATGGAAACTGATCTGATCAAGTTGAATCCTGGCATCAACTGGAATCAACTCGAGCGCGAAACAGTGCCACGTCGCTACTCGCAGCAAGGTCGTGGAATCCTGCGCATTGAGAGCAAGAAGGATTTCAAGAAACGCAACTCTGGCAATTCACCTGATAGGTTTGACTCATTGATCATCGCTGTCCATGGAGTGAGGATGAATGAGGGCATATCAGGCAGGATGGTGGAGAATCCAAAACAAGAAAAACAATCTCCAAGCCGACAACAACATGGAGTTGTCGATGTGTTGGAGTTCTTAGATATGTCAACATGAAACGAGAAATCATTGAAGCCATGGTGATGCCAGGAGGATGGCACAAGCCAGAGAAGAGTCGTGCTGGGATGGATATGCCTGTGCCAATCCGTGCCGACACATACAAACAATTGATCGAAGCTGTCATCAAATTTCGCGCCGACAATGTCATCCCGATCGGCGATGCAAAGGCTGATGTTGATGAGTATATTTGCTCAAATTTCCCACACATGTGTCATCCTGAAGGAGCAGTCTCAGTTGAGGTTTATGTGGACAATAAATCCAATGAAATCAAAACACTCACTGACCAGATGTTGCATTGGTTGGATCGCTCGATTGAGAATCACTCCATTGAGAATCTTGAGATGCGCACAGAGGCCATGCGTCGTGCTGACATTTGTCTTGGTTGTCGCTACAATACCAAGTGGAACTCAGGCTGTGGCTCTTGCTCGGAGGCAGTTGGTCGAATGAGCAATATCTTGCGCTTGAACAATGATGTTCCTCGCGGGGACAAATTGAAAGCATGCCAGATCCTCAAGCACGAAAATCGGTCAGCAGTTTGGCTGAAGAAAGAAAAGATCATGAGGAGCAATGATGTTCCGAATCACTGCTGGGCAAGATGAAGATAACAACACAAGGCATATCAAACTTTGTTGGTGCAGCTGGGCGACTGGCATCAGCAGCAATCACAGGTGATCAAATGATCGTGGACTCTTCAACAAAGCACAATAGGCTTGACATTTGCAAAACATGCGAACACAATGCTGGCAATCAATGCGATATTTGTGAATGTTTAATAATAGCCAAAGCAATTCTCGCCACAGAAACTTGTCCAAAAGGAAAATGGTAAAATGAATGATGCAACAATGAACGACATCGTGGATCCTTCGACAGGTGAAGTGGTGCCAGCAACAATAACATTCCAGCAAGCCTACCAGACATACAAGAATTTCGTAAGCGACAATCGTGAACGCAATTCAAAGAATGCTGCAATAGGCAGGAAGCTCAATGGTGAGCAACCATGGAATCCTAGGAAACTGAGAGCCTCTGGCCAATCCTGGCGCAGCAATCGGCCAACTGGCTTCATGTCATCGTTGATGAAACGATTGACACCACCCTACAAGCAGATGATTGATCAGCTTCCATTGCTGACATACAGCCACTTTCCAGAAAAGTCACTCGGCTTAGAAGCCCAGCAAGATATCTTCCGCAAGAACATCACTGACTGCATTCGCAATTGGTCTGGATGGTCAGACTTTGTTTCCCAGCTCATTGATGAGGACATTGGTTATGGCTATGCTGCCGTAGGTCGTGAGGATGAGTTTAGCTGGAAGCCAAAGTTGCATCGTTCGGACGAGGCGATGTTCTATGTCGGATGTCCACAGCAAGCTGACAAGGCAAAGATATGGGGACTAAAGCAGGACTACTTTGTTGATGAGATTACGGCAATCCTTCAGAATCCTGATGCTGCACAATCAGCAGGATGGCGAGTGGAAAATCTTGTGAAGAAGCTCAACACTGCAGGAAAGCAGTTTGATGACCGATCAAATGAAGCCAACAGTCGAGTGTATGAAGACTTGATCCGTGAGAACAATTTGGCCAGCTCATTCACGTCCAGCATCCGTGTTGTCAAGGCTGGGCACATCTTCGCCTTGAACCCTGCTGGTGGAATTGACCATTACATCTTTGATCGTGACGATGGTGTGGCACTGTTCTTTCGTCGTGGCCGATACTCAAAGATGACAGAGTGCTTGACGCTTTTTAGTGCTGAGATTGGCGATCGCACTTTGCATGGTTCGCGTGGTGCTGGTCGTGCACTTTACAACACTCATGTGTCAGTTGAGCAGGCACGCAATTTGATTCAAGATGCACTGCATCTCAATGGTCTTTTGCTCATGAAGCGGACAACAAAGGTTGGCTCAGGAATGCTCGAAACTCCTGGACTGACAGTTGTTCATCCATTTGCAGTTGTTGGTGAAGGATTTGAGGTGCTTGAGAAAGTAAGATTTGAAATTGATGCTGAGGCATTCTTCGCTCTTGATCGTCACGCCACTGGCTTGGCTGAAGTTCAAGTTGGCGCGTTCATGCCAGGACAACTCAATGGCCCACAAGGTGGCGGCCAAACTCGCACAGCGTCTGAGGTGAACTATGTTGCGAGCATCGATGCTCAGATCCGAGCTGGTGTGCTTGCTCGATTTGCTGAACAGATGTTCGAGTTGATTGATCAGATCCAGAAACGCATCTGCAATCCTGAGACAGTTGAGTATGCCAACACTGTTGCTGAACAGATCAAGAATCTTGGCAAGGTGCCAATCTACGACATTGATCTTTTCTCACAGATGACATCTCTTGGCATTGACGAAGATTTTGTTTTCATCGAGCTGCCTGAATACATTGAGTCGGACTCATTTGATTGTGTTCTGAAGATGGTCAATGAAGGACTAAAACCTTCCCAGATCATGATCTTGGCCAATTCAAAGTCTCGCTCAAATGTTGATGACTCGATTGCTTCTCAGTCTGGATTGATTGATGCGATTATGGCACGCTATGCTGCCGATCCCATCATTGATACAGTTGAACTCAAGCGTCGTGACATTTCCTCCAAGCTTGGTGCCGATGCCGCAGCTCGATTGATGAATGTGGACTTGAACCCAAGCTCAGCACTCAAGCAGCAACGCCAACAGATCATGGAGCTTTCCTCCATCATGAATGGTCAGGACATTCCAGTTGATGTAACTGATGATGATGTTGTCCATCTTAAAACGATCATGGATCGCATGGCACCACTGCTCCAAGCGAGCCAGATTCCATACGAGATGAGCAAAGGATTCATGTCTGGTGCGCTCGCTCATGCTGAGCAGCACATTGAGTCTGCAATGAAGAAAGGTGTAAAACCAGGAGACTTGAAAGAATTCCAAGCAGTCATCGAGCAAGCTCGCCAGATGACTCAACAGCCAACAACAGAGGCTTCTGCAGTGCAAGCAGCAGCACCAGTTATGTCTGGAGGAGCAGTGCCAGCAACAGAGCTGGCTGTTGATGCAACAAGTGCTACAGCCACTCCTCAAACGATCATCGGATCTGTTGCTGACCCAACACGACCACAACCTCCGCGTAATTTATAATGACAAACTGGGAAAATGAAGATGGCGTTGCGATGCGCGAGTTTCTTGCTCGTGTTCCAGCACAGAAAATCGAAAGCATTTTGGGTGAGATGTGTCCTGCAAGAATAACCTCTGACATGATACTATCAAACGACGCAGACTCAATCGCCAGAACTGCAGCAATGCAGGCTGGTTGGATGGGTTGCATAAAAGAATTTCTTGCATTGGCTGCAGTCAATCGCAAGAATCAGCAAGACTCTGGCTATCGCGACATGTCGTAGCCTAAAAATACAAACTAGCAAAAATAAATAATATGGACAAATCAGTAACTGATGAAGGAGTTCCGAGCGAGCTCGATCTTGGCAATGTGCCATCACCAAGTGTTGATGATATCAGCAATTTGGATAGCGCACTTGATGATGCAGGAGTTTTCGATGGTGACAAAGAGCCTGCTAAAATTGATGAGAATGCACAGACACAACCTACAGACGAATCAGGAGTCGATCAAAATCAAGCTCCTGCTCCAGAAACAGATGCTGCTGGACAGCAGACGAAGAAGGAAGAAATTCCCGACATTGATCTTGACAACATTCAGCCACCTGCTGACATTAGTCCGAGGAATTTAGTCAACTTCAATAAGCTGCGCGAAGTTGCCAAGCACTACAAAGAGCAAGCAGAGTCTGTTCCAAAATACGAAGAGTATATTGAATATCTCAAGCAGCAGCAAAGTCAACCGCCAGAGCAGCTTCTTGCCGAGCTGGAAGATCATCGTAGATTCCGCAAGATATTTGATGCTGAGAATGATCCTGAATTCCAACAGCAATTCAACAATCGCATCACAACACTTGACACTGATGTCATTGAGATCCTGAAGAAAAATGGCTTGCCAGAGGAAACTGAGAACAAACTAAAGTCAGTCGGCTTGGACAAGATCCCTGCTGATTGGTGGGAGGAAAGTGTCCTTCCGAAATTGAATTTCTTGGAACGCGAGCGTGTTCAGAAGAAGCTCGCAGAACGAGCTGATGTTGTCGATGCAAAACAGAAAGAGGTGGAGAAGTTTAGCGGTCGTAAAGATGAATACTTAGCAGAGCAGCAGCAATTGGCTCAGGAAGCTGTAGCACAAGAGAACAACCAGATCTATGGCCATCTTGATGTGATGACGCAGCAATTGCCTGTAGCAAGATATATTCCAATGCCTGAGAATGCTTCCAAGGAAGATCATGCAAGAATATCTGCCCATAATGCTACAGTTTCTGAAATGGAAAATCACTTCCAATCAGCACTCCATGCAAGTGATCCAAAAGAACGCACAGAAGTTGCCATGGCTGCAGTTGCCAGCATTTATTTTGCCAAGGAAATTGAAGCACTCCAGCAACAGCTCGCATCTGCCAACGGACAAGCAAGCAAATTCGCCAAAGAACTTGAAGCTGTCCGTTCTGCTGGACGAGCACCTTCGCCAAGGTCTGGCGTTCGCAAATCGAATGAAGGTGTTGATCAGATGAAGCTGTCTGACGAAGATGCCATCGAACAAGGTCTTCTTGCTGCGGAAGGAATCTGATGAAAGTCGCCAAAAAGAAAAAAGAACCACTGGCTTCAACCAGTGGTTCTTCCGAGTGGTTGGGTCGCGATTTGTTTGTTGGTTTCCCATGCTACAAGCAAACAAATCCTGTGACAGCATGGTGTTTGTTGGCGATGGCTCTTGACATTGGCAAGGAAAAGATTCGCTTTGACATGGAAATTGGCGATGCGATGATCTATCATGCACGCAATAGTCTTGCTATGAAATTCATGAAGACAGAAGCAAAATGGCTTTTGTTCATTGATGATGATATGATTGTTCCGATTGGTCGTCCTCAGTTCATGCGCCAGATGTGCCGACTGCCAAACGACTATTCCGAATCAGCATTGGCACTCAGCACAATCCATAGGTTGATCGAGCACGACAAGCCAATTGTTGGGGCGACATACTTTGGCCGCCACATTGATGGTCGTGCTATCAATAGCTTGCACAATGATTCTGAATACAGGGAGCGAGTGAATTCATTTGCCGACTCTGTCATGCCATGCAATTGGCTCGGAACTGGCTGCATGCTGATAAAGCGCGAAGTGTTCGAAACTATGATGACTCAGTTCCCAGAACTTGCGCCAGAAAATGACGAGTTGCCATGGAACTTCTTTCAACCTGACACGGATGGTGCTGGCGAAGACATTGCATTTTGTCGACGAGCTCGTGAGTGTGGTTTTCAGCCACATGTTGATACCAAGTTACAGGCCATCCATGTTGGCTATGGGACATACGGAGTTCACACATCAAACTTGAGCAAACCTCTATGAAAATTGTCCATGGCAATATTGCAGTCATCGAAGGCGACACTCACATTTCAAAATGGGTTGAGGAATCTGGCCGACTTGATCACGACCAATATGCTTTGCCAATAATCCTCCAACACATAAAGTCAGGAGACAATGTCATTGATGCTGGGGCATTCATTGGCGATCACACTGCTGCTTACATAAAAGCAGTTGGGCCAACAGGACAGGTCTATGCTTTTGAGCCGAACCCAGAGGCATTCGAGTGCCTCAAGCACAATTGTCCAGAGGCATTGAATTTCAATGTCGGAGTTTCTGACAAGTATGAATTTGTAAATTATTCAAAGAGTGACAATGCAGGAGCAGGAAGAATTTCCAGGAGCGGAATGGACAAAATTCAAACTGTTCCACTTGACACTTTATCAATTGACAAATTGAATTTTTTGAAGATGGATGTTGAAGGTCATGAGTTAAAAGCTCTCATTGGTGCTCAGAAGATGATTGAAAAATTTAGGCCAGTGATGTGGATTGAAATTAATGCTGGTGCACTTGAGCAAAATGGCACTTGTGAAGGAGAAATTTATTCCCTCATCTTGTCGATGAACTATTCCATTCAAGAGTTCCCAGAAGTTGGTGCCCAGTATGACATCTTATGCAAACCGAATTCAAGGTAGACATCTTCATTCGTTCTTACGAAAAAGACTTTGATTGGCTTTACTATTGTCTTCAGAGCATCAGGAAATTCTGCAAAGGATTCAACTCTGTCGTCATAGTTGTTCCGCATGGCGACAAAGAAAAAATAAATTTCTGCCAGGACGAACTGGTTCACGGGACATGCGACAATTGTGAAGGATACTTGGCCCAGCAAGTTTCAAAGTTGCATGCTGACAATTTCTGCAAAGCAGATTACATTCTTCATATTGATAGCGATTGCATATTCACAAAAGAAACTCGTCCTGAGGATTTCTTCAGGCACGATAAGCCAGTTATACTTTATGAGGAAAATGTTCAGTCGCCTTGGCAAGAGATAGCCAGAATAACTCTTGGTTGGTTTGACACGCGAGAATACATGCGCAGGATGCCAATAATCTATCCATCTTGGATTTATCCTGAATTTAGAAAATGGATAAAACAGAACCAGAAACACGATCTGGAAACATGGATATGTTCGCAGCCATTCAGACAATTTAGCGAGTTTAACACTGTCGGTCAGTGGGCAAACAAACTGCATAACGAAAAATTCACTTGGTTGCTTCCTAGCGAAATGGACGTGTTCGCAACACAACATTGGTCATGGGGTGGAATTGAAAGTGTAAAACAACAAATACAAGAAATACTAAAATGAAAACATTCCTATACGCATTGCAAGTTTATCAAGACGAAATCCCACAAGCAATCAAAGTTGCCAAACTCCTTGCTCAGTTTGCAGGAGAGGAGCACTTTGGTTATTCAGATTGCTGCATTGTTTACAGGCGAGATTGTCCTGCAAGCAAAAAACTGGAAAGCATATTGGAAGAATGTTTCGAGACAGTCCACGTGCATAGGTCGTCACGTCGTGAGGTTGGTTTTCCTGGTGGTTCGAATGGAGTCTGGTGCGATTTTATGGATCATTCCGCAAATGAGCACTCAAAGAAGAAGTGGAAATACAAATTTATCCTGACAACAGAAGTTGATGCAATTCCAATGGCCAAAGACTGGCAAGAAAAATTGATTGCTGAATGGAAAGAAAATTTAGCAGTTGTTGGTTGCTGGCATGACAATGGTGAATTTCCATGCGGCCACATCAATGGCAATGCAATGTTCCATCCGATGATTTCACGCATGAGTAGCAAGTTCATAGGTTGTTCAGAAAACAATGCATGGGATACTTTTTTCGCTGATGAATTTGAACGCATAGGATGGAAGAAGTCTTCTGCTATTCAAAATCTTTACAGAAAAAAAGAATTATCACAAAACGAATTTTCTGATCTTCAGAAGACAGGCTGCGTCTGGTTGCATGGGGTGAAAGACGATACGGCAATAAATCTTGTTAAAGAAAATATTTTGAAATAAAAATATTTTTGTTGACGATTGCATAAGCTGGAGCGATTCGAAAAGCACGATTGATTGCCGATAGCAATTGGGGAGCATCAGACCTGCTGCTGCAGACTGGCCGCAACAAATGTCCTAGCGTGCCGAGGACGAAAGATAGTGATGGCAATCATGTCATCAAAATTCAACCTCAACGATGTTTAACGACATCACAAAGCACAAAACTCAAATAAAATACTACTATGGCAAACGATTGTATTGACTTGTCTGCGGTCCAAAATTTCGCCGCAAAAGA